TATACAGTTGTGTGTAAGAGTATACAGTATCGTAAAAATACGATTGAAGTCTTCTCAGGAGTATTTTCTGTTATAGTCGAAAAGTGAGTGGTTACTCACTAAAAATTAGACGATAATCATTATCAGTCATTCTCAGTGATAATCAGCCTCATTTAGCAGCAAAATAGGATCAATATATCATCAATTGAGAACAAGAATCAATACCATATAGAACGCGTACAGTATAATCACATACTATATACACATTAGATGATAATGAGAATCAATATCAGGGGGGTACTTTTGAAATTTTAATTGAGAATCATTCTCAACCTCACCCATATCACATCCACTCACACACCAAACCTATTTTTCAGTTTATCTCTACACTAAACCCATGTAACCATTCCACTCACTACTCTACAACCGATCCATGCTTACCTAACACCCTATCGTAGTCACATCGATACACCTTAGTTATACCAATGCTTCTATACCTAATCCATGCATGCTTCGTATATTTTCCGTTATTTCATCAAACTTTCGATTATATTGCAAAATTACGTTAAATCCAGTATTACCAACAGTCTGAGCCTAATCCATGAATGACCCAGTAGCCTACGAGCGACACATGGTATATCGACATGTGAAAATACTTAGCAATTACTATTGGTGAGAAAAGGTTTATGTGTTATAATGAAGTATAAAGAACTTGAGAATTATAGATGAACGACAGTGAATCAAACAAACGATAGTGCGTTAGAAAAACCAATAATCCTAAAAGTAACCAAATTATTATAATAAAAAGAGGGTTTAGTTTACTCTAATAAAAAGGTTACTTTTCCAAAAGATTAACACTGTTAAAAGTAACCTAATATGGCTCGAAACGGCTATGACGTAGGCTATTGCTGGTCTAAGGTGCAAAATAATGAGTTTTTATACAGAAAGGAGAGAGATGGAGCAATATTACAAGTTAAAAGAAGGCATGATATTTGCCAACTACATAGAACTATGTTCCTTCTTGGAGGTGGATAGTTTGAAAGGTAAGTCAAGATCTCTTCATTTAAATAGAATGAAAGAACACTTCACTAGTCATAATGACGGAAGGAAGATCATTATAGATTCCATAAATACGGGAACAATTCTACAACTGTCACATGGATACTATGCTCAAGATATTCAACCACTAATTTTATGCCTCCTAACTGATAAATATAGAACCCTGGGAAATGATAGGATTAAAATGTCAATGAAGCAGATAGCAAAAAATGTCGGAATGTTTAATGATGAGTATATGAAGTATGCACATAGACAGTCTAGTTTAACTACTGAGTTGGATGTAACAATAACAGATGTTTCTCTTCTGTATAATATGTATGAAGCAAAGGTGAGATATAATGTAGAATACTCACTGAAGGATTTGTCGGATCGTGGATATATTAAATTACAACCAATACTCATGCAAACATATAGGGGGAACAATAAGCAAAAGAATAGGGAGATTATAAATCCAGATGAAATAGCCAGAATCAAGAAGGTGGAGAATGATCTATTAATAAAGTATGGTGTAAAGAAAAAGTATGATTTGCATTTGAATGGGAAACTAGGGTTATATAGAAGAGATTTACATGAGGCAATAAACCATGAGTTTAAAACTGGCAATATACTATACCATTATTCGGCATACAAAATCTCACTAAATAAAGATATACTTTATGATGAACCACTGCTTAATGTATTAGCTGCACATAAGGAGGAACACTGGAAATCACTGAATAGCAAACTGGTAGATAAATGTTTAAACTATTATAACAAGAGTAGAAGTAAGGCAGTGGATAAATTAGAATTTGAGTATGGTGGGTTGAATCCATACAAACGAGATTTACTTCATTATAAGACTACAGATGAGTGTGTGATTAATGGTCAAAAGCTAGTCAACTGTTTGATAAAGTCAGACTTGTCTCAGACAAATAATATTAATTCGCCATAGCTATTGGTGAGAGAGCAAAAGTGTGCTATAATAAGATAGGAAGAAAAATAAAACGGAGGTGAAACATCTAATGACAAAGCAAGAATTTGGAATGGAATACTTGTTACATAATATGGAATCGGACATGGAGTTACTACCATATGTGGTTGAGATAGAATTTAATATGACAGTTGATCAATTTCTAGAAACTTATATACTTACAGATGATGAGGGTTATTATTGTGACATTTAATAAAAGGAGGAATAATGCAAAAACCAATTTACTTTTCCGTATATAGTGGAGAATATGCCCAAGCAGCACTTGTAAAAATAGAATCGTATACATCGCGTGATGGTGCCATCATAACTCCGGTAGTAATTTCTGATGTTGAAAAATTTAAAGAAACATCAGATGCATACCTTAATATCAACCATATTGATGCTTCTGAGTATATTTATGAAAATAAGATGAGAGAGCTTGATTGTGATATGTATGGGATGGAGAAAATGGAGTTTGAAATAGCAAGTGGCGGAGTTATAATTAGTGCAAAAGACACCACTGGTAAATACCCATACAGAAGTTATATGTATATCATAGAGCTAATTAGATTAGAATAACTTTAAAACATAATAAGGAGGGGCGTAGTTTGAGAAAATACATAGGTCAATTTAGGATTAGACATTGAGCGTGATTATTTTACTGATGATCCAATACTAGGTGCGCAAACATGGATAAGAGTAGATAGTGTCATGCGTAAGCGTGAAGGTAAAGTTTACAGATTTAATAGTGATATATTAGTAGCATATATACCGTCAGTACAAAAGTCAAATAACATTATAAAGTATATGAAAGTAAACAGTATTAAAATAGTACATATTTACGATTACTCAGATGGCATGGATATACATTTTCAAGAGTCTGACTTGCAAAATATGGAAGTGATACTTGGGCTAATCAAGTTGGGTGCATTCACACCTCCGGAGAGTATTTTGAACCATAAATTCAAAGATGCCATTCGTGAAGAGAAGAGAAATAATAGGTCAGATGAAGAGAATGAGCGTTTAAGACTTCTTGGTGAGAAACTGAGGGGTAAACTACAGAATAAGTAGTGGGTTTCTTTATCGCAATCGATGCAGAGAAAGCTAGATTTAATTTTATATGCTTTCTGGTATTATGTGTCCAGAAGATGTAAAAAAACAAATATGCAACCTTAAAAGGAGATTAGTTGAAGAATAATGAAAATGTATATATAAATAGTCTTCAAGCTTCTGATCTGTATGAGTATCAGAAAGGGAAGCCAGTTAGTTCAAATTTTGTTGGTATGATTTCATATTCATTGGAGCTTATAAAATTAAAAAAACTAGGGATGAAGACCTACTTGGATAGAAACGGAAAACAAAGGTCAAACGATGTAATAAACGTAAAATATGATATGAGAGCAAAAGAGTATTCAGACATACTTGCAAATGATTATATGGATATTATAAGAGACAGACTTCGATCGTTAAAAGAAAAAAGTATAACCATGGAAACGACGTCGAAACAGAAAAAAAATGATTTTGCCATAGCAGAGACATTTAAATTGCTTGGATATCTTGAGTTGGTTGAGGAGTTAGAGCCATCAAGCACCACTGTATCTGAATTAAGAACAGAATTATATGGTATGGAATTTATGTATAATGGTATTGATTATGTTGTATACAAAAGAACAAGTGCTAAATCTAGGACTGGTCAATGCCAATTTATAAAAAAGAAATTTAGAGAGAAGGCAATTAGATGGGCTAGAATGGGGATGAATATGGATGGGCTATCTTTAAAGGATGGTGTTGATTTCCCAAGTCTACTGGCATATGAATCTCTAGTTAGTTCAAGCATAGAAGACACAATTAAAATACATCCAAAGAATATACTCGTAGTGCATGATGTGATATCTAGATTTACAGCAAAAGCAAGTGTTATTTCAAATGACGGAGATACGGACGATTTAATCAGCATAAAAAACGAAGCACACCCAATGGAGTCGGATATATTTGATGGAGAGTCAATTTTAGATGAATCATATTTCCCTATTGGTAAAGGATCGATGCTACTTAGAATGCACATGTTTAAATCTTGTGCATTCAATGGAAGGGTGCAAAAATTCTTAATAGATAATTGCCCTGATGATATACTATATGAAGATTGGGTAATTCTGGATATGTTTGGTATGGGAATATATGCTAAGGATATACATATGATAACAACTCCAAATTCACTAAAGGCGTTGAAATTTTACAAACGTAAAAAAACTAAAAAAGGTATGTTCGAACATTGGAAAAAGAAAGTAATAGAAGATGACTGTATATTTGGTATATGCAAATATGAAAAACCAAGTAATAAAGGATATTCAAGTGTTGGAAAAATAATGAATCAAATGTCTTACCAAATGATCAATTCAATGCCATTGTCGAGCCACGATCTTGGCAAATTGGTAAGGCATGAGTTTGATTTCATGGATAAGCTACAGAAAGATGATGAGTTTTTCTTGCAACACTTGAAAGACAATATTAACATAATGAATTCAAATGAGATGTTGTATGACTTAGCTAAAAATAATCATAGTATAATTAAAACAGACTTATTCAAAAAAAAAAGAAAGGGCGACATATCTTCTCATAAAACTTTAGTGAAACGTGGAAAAATTAGGTTAGAGGGGGATTATTGTACAATATGCCAAAACCCTAAAGAGATGATGTATCATGCTATAAGGAGACTTCCATTATTGGACGATATGTTAAATATAGACGAGTGGTTACAAAACATGGAGGTGATTGGGAATCAGTGCAGCACTACTTTGCACGACTATGGTAGAGAATATACAGCCTTTAGAAACCCACATACGGCACCTTCAAATGTGTTAATATTACACAATATAGAGAGTGATTTTATCTCTACATATATGAATGGTACAGATAATATAGTATTCACAAATGCTATTGGGTTTGAGATAAATCGCATCTTGTCTGGACAGGATGTTGACAGTGACACGCTTGAAATGTTAGATCACCCAGTTCTACTAGAAACAGCAAGGAAATGTTTTGGCAAATACGATGTTTGTGACAATAATGTTAGTGCTATGAAAATGGACTACTCCGTATCTGTAAATAATATGGCGAAGATAGATAATATACTCTCAACAAGTCAAGCCAATATTGGTAAAGTTGTAAATCTAGGACAATCATGTATGTCTGCATATTGGGAGGAGATTGGTGAGTATGGACAAACAGAAAGAGCTTCCGAATTGTTAGATGCGGTAGACATATGTACGATATTGTCAGAAATAGCAATAGATATGGCTAAGAAAATGTATAATGTAGACTTTGGTGCGCAGGTAAACAAGATAAATGCCATACTAAACGCAGACGAGAAGCCGTTATTTTTTAAATATGTAAGTAAAAATAAAACGGCTAAGTTCAGAAAGTTTGATACACCAATGGATAGATTGAATATACTTGTTGATAAAATACCAAGACAATCGTGGGACAGTGTGAATAGTATATTCAATTTAATCAAGAAACACGATTTTAAGGTTACAAAAAAAAATAAAAGGCAGCGCATCAAATTTGATGGAGTCTTATCAAAATATATAAATACCAGACGTGCAATTTTTGCAAAAACTAGGCATGGTGGGAAAAGTGATATCGCTGATGAAATATCCATAGAAATAGAAAGAGCTTTATCTGAAGCAATGATTGAACTTGGCAAATACAAGGCAAGTGCGTCAACAATGTATCACATGTTTCAAGGGCTTATGAATGAGGAAATAGAAACAAAAGAGCTTACTTCTTATATGAATGCATTATATAAAATGGATAAACGAGTTTTTCTTTCATTGTTTAAAACAGGCTAAAACTATTTTTATGTGTAAAAAAGTTCCAAAAATGACCCATTTTTAGTGTTTTCATGTCCAAACGCACCCATCAAAGCGTTGCAAACACTGGATAAAATTTGGCGTTTAATAGAGGGTGTAGCTGGAATACAGAAAATGCGCATAGAATACTGTAGCATGAACACGTAGTACGTTAGTAATGACAGCATGCCCGTTAACTAAGCTTTCTTAATATATCTCCTTTCAGTGCTCAAGAACTTGCCTCTTGAACGGGGTGAGCTCTTAGCACAAGATATGAATTGGAGGAAATATGAATAAATTTATAGCATTAGATCAAAGCACGACTATTACAGGATATGCCGTCTTCGAAGATTTGAAACTCATCGAGTCAGGGGTATTTTGGAGTAAAGATAAAAATATGTTAACACGAATAGAAGACATGTATTTGGACATACACAAAAAAATGGTTGAGCATGATATTCGACAATTTGTGTTCGAAGATACATTTAACAGATTGAATGTCCAGGTGTCAAAACATCTTGCTTTTTTACAGGGAGCCATCATGGGTCTTGCATTTGTCAATGACTATGCATTCAATATTTATATGCCGGATGCGTGGAGATCGTTGCTTGGATTTAAAAAGAAGAGTAAAAAGAATCCACAACCAGATTTCAAAACGAATAGGGAGTATCAAAAACATTTGGCAATTGAGTTTGCTAATGAAAAATATGGATTGATGCTAGGTGAAAAAGAAGATGATCGAGCCGAAGCTATTTGTATCGGGCATGCATTCATGAAAGATGCAAAACTAATATGAAAGGGATGATAATGTGAAGATTTTAACAAAACAGAAGATGAAAGAATTATGCGCGGAGAAATATCCGAATAAGACATTTATACAGGCAATTGAACAATTGAAAAAAGATGGTTGGCTGACAGTAATGAATAGGCAATCAAGTAATAACAAAAAGTACCTTTGTTGTGACGTGATTTTAACTGAAAACTAGACTTTGAAGAAGGGACTGAAGACTTATGCTATGTGATGGATGTATTCACAAATGTGGCATTGGAAATGGTGAAGGATGCAAGGCATTTATGCCTAAAATTTCAGAGGAGCAACGTTTAGAACTATTGGAAGAAATAAGATTTCAAAATTTGTCAATTACTGTATTTTGTGGGGATAATAATTTAAAATCGAAATATATAAAAAAAATGATCTATGGTAAAATGGAAATGACATACAAAATATATACAATGCTAATGGATCGTCTACTGGAGAAAGAAGAGTGGGAATTTGAAGAAAAACGATTTGAAGAAAGCCGTGCTATATGAGTAAAAATAAAAAGAAAATACACATTACGTATAGTGAACATAATTCAGGCGTTGTTACTGGCAGTTTTCATACATTGAATATCAAAGTAAATAACGAAGAAACGAATATAGTGCTGGATTTGGGTATGGTACAAGAAGGTCGAATAAATGCTAGACAGCTTACAGAATTAAACAGACTAACTGTTGATTTTAGTAATGTTGATTATGTGATCGCATCACATTCACATGCCTGACCATGTAATGAACTTATGTCAGCTATCACGAGTTGAGTTTAAAGGTGACATATATATGACAGAAGGAACTCTGAAGTTAGCAGAGCACATTACCCTTGATGGCGTATCTGTCCATACTAAAACAATCGAGTACCTAAATAAACAAAGCAAAAAAGGCAAAACTTTATACCCCTACATGGATTTGAGAAGCAGACAGTATGCATTGGATAGAGTTAAAGCTTATGGTTTTGATAGTTGGATTGAATTAGCTGAAGGTATTCGGTTCAAATTCCTCCATGCTGGACATATCTCATACGCAGCAATGATATTGATAGAGGTGAGAGACGGATATGATGTAGAGACAATATTATATACTGGAGACACGTCTGCAAATCGTGATATTCCCATGACCCATAAACCAAATATTGAAAAGTTGAAAATTAATCATTTAATTACAGAATCAACATATGCCCAAGTGCATATCCCTCAGAGAACAGAGGGGGAATTGATTGAAGATTTGTATAATATTATAAAAGATAGTTGCATTAATAAAGATGCGGACGTTCTTTTACCAAGTTTCGCAATGTCAAGATCAACCAATATTGCTTATTATCTAATGAAGACATATGAAAAGTATCCAGAGTTAAATAAAATTCCAATCTATATGGCGAGCCCATTAATGGCTAAATGCCATAAAACAATAAGTGAAGGATTTGATGATTATGATGAGCAGTGGCAAAGCGCAAAAGATTTATTTAGATGGAGTAAAATTCAAACTATAACTGAATATAAAGACGTTGTAAGAATTGCTGGAAGTTCTGGTGGTAAAATATTTGTCAGCTCAAGTGGAATGATGGATAATGGATACAATATTTTCTTAACAAACCATATAGTTAAATCTAGAAAAAATACAATTTGTATTGTTGGATATTGTGCAGAAAATACAGTTGGATATAAGTTGTTAAAAGGAGAGCAAAAGACATTGACCTCTAATATAGACGGTGAGAAAGTTACAGTAAATGTTAGAGCTAAGATAAAAAACATTCAAGGCTTATCAAGTCATGCCAGTGGGCAAGAAATTATCAAGCTTATTCAAACTGCTGAACAAAAGAAATTGCGAACTGTGATATGCGTTCATGGTGATAACGATAGAGCTACTAAGCTTGGAGAGATGTTTAAGACAGCATATAAAAATCCACTTGATGTATATATCCCAAGGAGTGGTCAGAAAATAAAACTCACTTAATTTGAAGAGGAGATGTGAATGGAAAAACAGTATCTTAGAAGGAAAAACGAACTGGATATAGAGTATCTATTGAGGTTAGTAGGTATAAAACTAGATGAAAAACCATCCGACTTAGAATGGCAAGATATTGTGGAATTTACTGATCTAAATTGCCACTATGACAGCCTACGAAAAGCGATGCAACCTGATATTTATGGGGCATACGCAATTTATAAATACTTAATGGAAAGTGGTATGGATTCAGATTCATTATCTAAGTTGGATGAGAAGATTAAAGAAACTAAAATAGAAATTCAGAAATTACGAGACTTGAGATCAGGATATAATGAAAAAGAAATAAGAGGTGTCGCCAGAAAAGAAGCACTTCTAGAAGAGATTAGATACTATATAAAGGATTTACAACCAGTAAATGTTCCAGATTACCAGCCATTACAAGAATCAGAAATAGTAGGTTTATTTGGAGTTGCCGATGCACATTATGGAAAAGAACTTTACATTGAAGGTTTTAATGGAGAACCACTTAACGTGTATAATCCAGAGATATTTGAACAAAGAATGTGGAGACTATTGAATGAATATGTAGCAATAATCGAAGAGAAGAAAATAAAAGAGATTAAGTTCTTTGAACTTTCTGATTCAATTGAGGGAATATTAAGGATCTCTGGGTTACAGCATATTAAGTATGGTATCACTCAATCTTCGATCAAATACGCTCATTTTATGGGTGAATGGTTAAATGAATTGAGCAAATATGTCATAGTTGATTATTATGCGTGTCTCGGTAATCACTGTGAAATTAGACCATTAGGTAGTAAATCTGGGGATTTTCCAAAAGAGAATATGCAGTATGTGATTGATGAATTGCTTTCACTTATATTGATTAACAATGATCGTGTTACAATAAATCCAACAAAAGCATTACAGTATGTAGATGTTGGAGGAATGAAAGTGTTAGCAGCACATGGGCAAGAAGAGAAAAACTTAATAAATTCAGTGAAGGATTATAAGGATATTTTCCAAATTGATATTGACTTAATGATTAGTGGACACCTTCACAACTCAAAACAAGAGACGGCAAGTTTGCACACGAAGGTGGTACAGTTTCCATCAATAGTTGGAATTGATAGTTTTTCTATGAAATTGAAGAAAACTGCAAAAGCAGAAGGTAAAGTGATTTTACGAGAAAATAATAGATTTACGAATATTGATATAGAAGTTTAATTTTGAATGGAGGTATATATGAATTATTTAATAATAGCAGTTTTAACATATGTAGCACTAAGATATATTGAACCGATCCTTGATTCTGTGATAGTCTTAATTCAGACTAGAATACAGATAAATTTACAGTATGATAATTTATTCTTGCAATCATATGCGGAGAGTTTTGATGTGAAAGAATCCGTGATTGGGTATGAGACCGGTGAGGATATGGATGATATGCAGTGCCCGGAAGATTGTAATAATTGTCCATATACGGAAGAATGTGACTATTTTGGGGAGTTTATAGATAAGTCAAAAAATGTAAATAAAAGAGATAATCCGACCTGTAAAATAAATAATACACCAAAATGCAAAATGGGGTTTGATACTACAGTTAAATAGTGATTTATAAATAGTGCCCATCTGTATGGTGGGTATTAGTGTGTTAATTACAGACTAAGAATAGGACATGCAATCCGAAGCCATGCGACCATCCATCGCATGTTTTTCTTAGGTTAAATCGGATTATTGCTGGGAGGTAATTAAATGAGTAACAAAAATATAAAACAAACACACGAGGAGTTTATGAATGAACTCTATTTGAGAAACATGGATGCACTAAAATTAATTTTTATAACAAAATATAATGGAAGACATACCGCTATATTAATAGCCAATCAATTCGGAATTTGTAAAGTCAGCCCCAATGCACTGCTACGAGGATCAATACCAACAATTCAAACGGCAATTGACAGACATTCTTATTTTATTAATCAAATTAAAATATTGAATCCATATGTGCACGGACTGGAATTTATAACTAAGTTTACAAGCTATTTGGAGCACGTCATTTTAAAAGATAGATATGGAAAATTAAGTGTAAGTCCTAAAAACATAGTGAAAGGGTATACACCTACAATCGAAAGTGCGGTTAATAAAACAGAATATTTCATAAATAAGGCAAAAGTAGTCCATAAAGATACATATAACTACGATAAATGTGAATATATAAATTGCGATACAAAAACCTTAATAGGTTGCAAGAAACATTTTTATTTCTACCAGACACCAGATAATCATATTCAAGGGAATGGTTGTCCAATATGCAACTCGTCAAAGGGTGAGATTACGATTTTAAATTACCTCACAGAAATGAGAGTCGATTACACACGAGAATATGGATTTAATGGGTGTAAAGATAAAAATAAACTTAGGTTTGACTTCTATATAAAATCAATTAATACTGCAATAGAGTACGATGGTGAGTATCATTATCAAGATATTTTCGGAAAACTTAATGAAAATAAGAGACGAGATAATATTAAAAACAAATATTGCAAAGACAACAATATAAAACTGATCAGAATCCCATACTGGGAATTTGATAACATAAAGAATATACTGGCTAGCGAATTATATTTGAAGGAGTGATTATGAATGGTGACAAAAAAGAAACCAGTGATTAAAAAAGAAAATGATAAATTGCAATGTAGAAAATGTCTAAAAGTCCAGAGTGATACTAATTATTACGAAGCTGTGTCTCTTTTAGATTCCAATGGAAAGATGAGTATTTGTAAAAAATGCATAGGCGAAATTTATGATGACTTTTTCAAAAGATTTAACGATGTAATAACTACAATTTACATGGTGTGTCAGATGGTTGATGTTAAGTTTAGTCTACAGGCAATTGAAGGGCTTAAAGCACATATGTTAAAGTCTATAGAAAAAGGAGTAGAATTAAAGTCAATATTCGGTACCTATAAAAGTAAAATATCCTCAACTTGCAAAAATAATGGGGCAACCGAACTTGATTTTTCTCATAGTGATAAATTAGATAATGAGTCGGACGAAGTTAAAATAGATGAGTATGAATTCGACAATGATGACTTAAAATTAAAATGGGGAGATTATCCTCACGATACATTAATTAGATTTGAAAGAAAGTATGAATTTCTAAAAAACAATTACAATGAAAAAACAAGTATGCATACGGAGGCTATATATAAATATGTAAGATATTCAGTCCTGGAAGAGACAGCAAATGAATTAAAAGATACTGGCTCTGCTAAGATTTATAATGATTTAGCAAACAAAGCTGCAACTGCTGCAAAGATAAACCCAAGTCAACTTTCTAAAGCAGATTTAATGGACGGGTTAAACAGCTTCTCTGAATTATCCGCTGCAGTGGAACGCGCGGTTGATATTATTAAGATATTGCCAAAATTTAAATATCGTGCAAATGATGCGTTGGATTTTACAATGTGGTGCTACATTAACTATGAGAGAAATCTAAATGGTTTACCAGAAGTCCCATATGAGGATGTATATGAATTTTATGATAAAAAAGTAGAAGAGTATATAACTCAGTATGGCAATTCAAATGGAATATTTGATCTTGATACAACCAAAAAGAATAGAGAGGCGATAAAAAACTTCATAAAACCATTCGCTAAGGATGGTGACGATTAATGTCATCATACAATAATTTTCAAAGTAAAAATGCAAAATTTACAGATTTGTCAAATAGAAGTGACCATGACCCAGAATTCAATCCATCTATAAAATCCAGTGGGGATAAATCAAAATCAAAACTAGATGATAATATGGAAAAATATATTGAATTTCTTTCATGGGCTAGATTTTATCCAGATTTATTTCTTGACTTAATAAAACCAAAATTTGGAGGAATGACATTACATTCTGACCAGAGAATATTTCTAAGGAGTATAGTCAGATTTGTAAGTTTGTACGGTGTCTTCCCCAGGGGTTGGGGCAAAACGTACAATGAAGTGTTAGCGATGTATGTGGTTGCAGTACTTTTCCCGGCAGTAGAGTCAGCTTTAACTGCACAAACGAAAGAAAATGCGGCTTCACTATTGAAGGCAAAACATGCCGATATAATAAAATTCTACCCATGGTTTAAAAACGAAATCTATAAACCTAAGTTTAGTACGAATGATGCGGAAGTATTGTTTTTAAACGGGTCAAAGATAGATATCTTAGCAAACTCAGGAACAAGTAAAGGCCAGCGGAGACATAAAATCATGATTGAAGAGGCAGCTTTGCTTAAGAACGTAGTATTTGAGGATGCGCTAGAGCCAATTGTTGAGATAGGTAGAACGACTGGAGGAGAACTTGCAATAGTTAACCCAGAAGAATTGAATCAACAAATAAACTTCTTTACCACATCGGGATTCAAAGGAACAGATGAACACATAAGAAGCCAAAAGATGGTGAAAAATATGATTCAACTAAAAGGTGAAATAGTGCTTGGCTCTGATTGGAAGCTTGGGTGCTGGAATGGGCGTGGTTCAACTAGAAATCAAATAGAGAAGAAAAAGAAAAGAATGTCTTCGGTTGCTTTCGCACAAAACTATGAGTCAAAATGGGTGGGAAGTGTTGAAAGCTCACTTGTTGATATACAAGCACTACTTGATATACGAACAGTTATTGAGCCGATTTTTGAGCCAAGAAAAGGATATGAGTACTTCATTGGAGTGGATGTCGCTAGATCTCAAAGCAAGGCAAACAATCAAAGTTCGATATCAATAATTGAAGTCGATAAATATCCAAACGGTAGAGTGAAAACTGCTAGTTTGGTAAATTTGATAAATGTACCAAATACTTTGAATTTTACAGCACAATCAATAAAGGTAAAGAAGATAAAAAAGCAATATAATGCAAAGATGATAATTTGTGACTCCAATGGTCTAGGAATCGGTTTGGTCGATGCTATGATGCAATCTCAGGTTGATGATGAGACTGGAGATATATTAATTGCATGGAATACGGTAAACACGGATGCAAGACCTGATGATAGAGAATACGAGACATGTTTATATGACTTAAAAGTACAGGGAATTAATACCAACATAATAATAAACTTCATAGATTATGTAGAAACTGGTAAGTTGAGATTATTAGAGAAAAAAGCATATTCAAATTATGACCCAAATGATAAAAAACATTACGAGACAAATGTAGTGCCATTTATACAGACAGATTTTCTGATTGAAGAATTAATAAACTTACAATTCATAGAAGGCAAAAAAATAAAACAAGTAACAAAACGAGTTGACAAAGATAGATATTCGTCACTTGCTTATGTTCTCTGGTATATAAAAACGTATGAGAATGTAACCAGAAAGAAAACTAATATACCAACACAATCTATGGTTCTACGGAAACCAACGTTGAGGAAGAGGTGATTCAATGATAAAAAAACCCGTAAAAGCAGATCCAATAACCGATGTTTTACCAAAGCTTGACGCGGAAGCATTCCAGAGCAAACTAAAAGGTTCGTATGCCGAACTAGCTAGACTTATCAAATCAGATTTAGCATTATTGCAGCAAAAGAAATCACTCTTCTCAGGGTTTAAAAAGGAAGATGTAATTAAATGGATGCGTAATCCACCGCAATATCAAGCAAAATTAAATAACTTGTCAAGATTTTTATATGGTGTTAGTACACATTACCAAAGATTAATAGGATACTTCGCTGATATGGGCGTTGATTCTGCATGGGGTGTATCATTCTATGGTACGGACTATTTGACAAAGAGTCAAAGTGCAATGATGAAATACTATAACGACACTTTAGAAATGATAGATGTGATGAACATCCCACATGAATACAACAAAATCAAGACGTCAATGTGGACTGAAGGAGTATACTATGGCTACGAATATAGCGGTGATGACTCATACTTTATTCAGAAACTGCACGCAGACTTTTGTAGAATTAATGGAATTGTCGATGGTGCATATGTATTTGAGTTTAATTTCAATTACTTCGATACGCATCCGGCAGAACTTAAAACTGCTGCCCCAGAATTTAGGATTAAATATAATAATTATAAGAGAGATAAAGGGAAGTCAACGACGGATATATTTGACCCAACTCCTCAGTGGCAACCAATCAGTGCTGAGAACAGCATATGCTTAAAGATCCATGAAAACATAGATTATATATTCCCGCCATTTATGGGATTGTTTCTGGATATATATGACATTCAAGATTATAAAGAACTTAAAAAAGTAAAGGAAGAATTGGAAAACTACATGTTACTTGTAGCTAAAATTCCATTATACACCGGAGACAAGGAGCCGGAGCAGTACCTATTAGACATGGATAATGCAATTAAATACGGTCAACAAATAGTAGGTGCGATTCCAGACGAAGTGGGTTTTGTAATATCTCCATTCGAAAAAATTGAAGCCATACCGGTGTCTGAAACATCTCAACGTGAACAAAACGCGGTGTCAGATGCAGAAGCTGCAATGTGGACTGCTGCCGGGGTAAATCAGAATATATTCTCTGGTGAAGCGACGACTGAAGGAGTAATGTCATTTAGTGTTACAGCGGATGAGTCAACTGTGTTTAGTGTAAACAGGCAATTCGAAAGATGGATTAATCGAAAGATTAAATTCCAAGAGTTAATTAAAGAAAAGTTGACATTCTATTTCTTAGATGTAACGGTTCATAATCAGAAGAGGAAAGTACAAGAGTACACCAATCAAGTTAAAAATGGGCAGCCTTTTAAAATCGAGATGGCAGCCGCACAAGGACTACCGCCAAGTAGATATATGGCAAAAATGTGGTTGGAGAATACGGCTCTTGAAATAAGAGATCTTATGCAACCACCTTTAAATTCAAACGTTCTTTCTGGAAAAGATGGATCAGACACAGACGGCAGACCAACCAATGATAAGGTGGTGGAAAATGAATAAATTCATGCAAGTTAGTGATCCAAATTATATTGATACTTTAAAAGAAGCTGGATTTAGGATTATAACAAGTAATAAAGCATTTACCTTGTTTGAAGCTAATCCAAATTCAAAGTTTACAAATATTGATAAGACAAAAGTGCTATTCACAAATAGGATGGCGTTTTAATAAAAAGTGAAGACTTGCTGGATAAAAACCAGCCCTTCACCTTTCTAGTGAGAGGGGTGAGAGATGAGACGAAGCTGGACGGAAGAAGAAGATGAATATTTAATTAGGAATAAAGATGAAATGACATATCCTGAAATAGCCACGCATCTATGCAGGAGTGACAATTCGGTAAAATGCCGAGCCCAGAAACTCAAACTAAAGAAAAAGCCAATCTTATGGACTGATTTTGAAAACCAATTTCTTATTGATAACTATTGTGGGGGGAATAAAGAGTTTATACTTGGTACGATAAACAGGAACTGGAGTTCAATAAAAACTCAAGCGAGTTCTAAATTGAATTTAAATAGAAAAGTTCCGTGGACGAATGAAGAAATTCGGTATCTGGTTGAAAGCTACCATAATACAATCATGAAAGAGATATTGACAATAGTTGGTAGGAAAGAAAGTGCAATAAGGAGAAAGGCTTCAGAACTTGGATTGTCTTATGTTAGTAAACATGAAATATGTGAAGAAGATTCTAATTTCATAATAAAAAACTATAAA